TCCTACCCCCCCATAGAACATAAAAAGAAGGACTTGGCCGGCCTGGCCTGGCCTGCGAGCGGTCGAACGCGAGTCGTGGTATCGTGGCCGGGCTTGACGCGGAGTCGCGTCCTGCGTTTACTTCCGGCGTGATGAGGTGCGGCCAATGAAGAACGAAACGAAGCGCGGGCGCGGGCGCCCGAAAATGACGGACGCTGAAAAGGCCGCGGCGCGCGCGGCGCGCGAAGCGAAGAAAGCGGTCGCGATCGGCGAACCGCCAAAGAACAAGGGCGGCCGTCCGCGCAAAGTCATAACGTCGAAGGCGACGATCGATTCCATCGCGGAGTCGAAGCGAATTTCCGTTGAGGTTGCGCGCGTCGCGGATCGGCTGCGCAACATGAAAGACCCTACGGGCTGGCCGAAGATTTTTCAGGAAATCGGCTTCCTCGCGCTGACTCGCGATCTGACCCCGGACGAGGCGAAAACCATCGCCTACCTGGCGCAATGCTGGCAGTCGGCCTACAAGGTTTCCGAAGAGTACCGCGAGCGCATTAAGAGCGCCGAAAATCAGGTTTTCGTTTCCGTAATGATGAACAACAAACCGCGTCCGGCGCGCTTGATCGATCTGAAAGACCGGCGTGAACTGTGGGATGAGGCTGCGCAAATCGCGGAAGCGATAAATGGGGACTAGGGCGGCGAAGCGTTCGCAAATCGTCGCGCTGGCAATGCATGGGCCTGGATCTGTCGAACAGGAAGCGTTCTATGGCCCGAAGGGAACCTACAACTTTCTTCCTTGTGGATCGAAGGCGGGAAAGACTTTCGGCATAACGGAGTGGATTTGTCACACGGCATGGACGCGGCCGGGGATCACTATCACTTACAGCTCCCCGTATAGAAACCAGAATGACCATAGCTTTCGGCTTGCGCGCAATTTCCTTCCGTCGCGTTACACGCATGCGCCGCGGTCGGAATACCGAATCGAGCTGAAAACAAACGGTTCTGTCATTAAGTACCTTCCGGGCGATCGTGACCCCGAGGCGATCGAGGGCGCTGCGAACGACATTGTTATTTTGGATGAGGCTTCGAAGCTCAAAGAAGAAGTTTTTGACGCAGCGCGGACGACGATCACGCAAACGAAGGGAATCATCGTCTGCATATCGACTCCGCGCGGTCAGAATTCGTGGTTCTATCATGAATGGATGAAGTGCCAGCGCGGAGAGCCGGGATATTGGGGCGTGAATCTTCCGTCGTTCGTAAACCCATACATTGACGTTGATATGGTGTTGCAGCAAAAAAATTCAATGCCTTATGACGTTTACCGTCAATATATCCTGGCCGAGTTTCTTGAAGGATCGGGAACGACGGTTTTTCGGCATGTCGCGGCGGCGTTTACGACGGTGGTTGATTGGGATTGGAGACAACCGCGAACCGGCCGTCAATACGTCGTTGCTTGCGACCTGGCGCGCCTGAATGACTATTCGGTCATTACCGTCGTGGATTTTACCGATCCGGGGCATTTTTTGTTGGTGGATTACCAGCGTTTCCCTCACGAAGATTGGGAAATTCAGAAACAACGCGTGATTGCGACGCACGAACGGTGGAACTATGCGCCAGTGATCGTCGATGCAACCGGCGTCGGTCAGCCGGTGGCCGAAGATATAAGGCAACGCGGAGTCCCGGTCGAAGAGCTGATTTTTAACCATCAGCGCAAGGCGATGGTGATTCAGCGGTTGCAAATGGCGTTCGAACAACAACAAGTGACGATGCCATTGATTCCCGAGCTGGAGTCGACGATCAAATACGAGCTTGAGGCGTATGAGCACACGTTGACCCCTTCGGGCTACATTGGTTATTCTGCGCCGCGTGGATCGTATGACGACTCGGTCATGTCGTTGGCGATGGCGATTTTCTACGCGTCGACGCTCGGCAGTACCGGCATGCGACTATCGGACGTCGGACTCGGGCCGGGGAACAATCCGCGCATGCGCGGAACGAAGATGTTCAAAAGCGTTGGGCCGCGAATTTTCAAAGAGGAATTTTGAGCATGGGCGACATACTGCAAGCGTTTGCGAGTCCGTCGTCCGGTGGTCAGGGGACCGGCGGACCTGGCGGATCGGTCTGGAGTCGCGGCCGGAGGATCGGCGACACTGGAACCGTGAACTATGACGGCTGGCTTGAGGAGGAATACAACCCTCTATTGGATCAGGAGTCGTGGATCGGGACGGCGGACTCTCCCGGTATTGTCGACAAGATGCGCAAGGGTGATGCTCAAGTACACGCAACCCAACTTGCCGTTACGCTGTCGGTTCTTTCGGCGCGTTGGCGGATCGTTCCCGGCGATCGGACCCCGGAAAAAGCGAAGCACGCTGCTCTGGTTCACGAAATTCTTTTCAATCGGCACAACTGGTACAACCTGTTATCGAACGTCTTGCTGATGCTTCCGTTCGGTTATTCGGTTTTCGAACGCGTGTCCTACATCGACAAATGGGCCGGTGAGCGGTGGAACATGCTATCGATTGAGCCGAGGATTCAGCGGACGATTCGCCGATGGATCGAGGAGGATGGCCGCCTGGTGGCGATTGAGCAGGAAACAACGCGCGGGACGTTTCGCATACCGGCCGAACGCATTTTGCTGTTTACGCACCGGCGCGAAGGGAACAACTACGAGGGAATCAGCGCGCTGCGCGCGGCATATCGTCACTGGAAGATGAAAGACCACCTGCTAAAGCTTCAGACAATCGCTTACGAGCGCGCGGCGATTCCGACGATACACGTCGAAGCGCCGGTGAACGCGACTCCCGAGGAGATGGACGCGGCGCACACTTGGGCCGAGGAGTTGCGGAGCAACGAAAAAGGGCACGTTGTCACGAAGCGCAAAGGACGAGAAAAGCAGGACGGTTGGACAGTCGAGTGGATCACGACAAAAGACGTCAATATTGATCCGGCGCCGGCGATCAAAGAGCATGACTTGCAGATCGCGCGCAACATGCTACTCGATATGCTGAATATTTCCGAAGCAACGCGCAGCTCTGCGGCGCTTTCGCAAACCACGAAGGACTTTTTTCTCACGGGGTTGCAGTCGCATGTTCTGTATATCTGCGACGTATTCAACAAAGGCTCGTTCTGGGAATTCTCGAGTCCGATCCGGCAAATTGTCGAACAGAATTTCGGTTCGCAAGACGTTTACCCGGAGCTTGCCGGCACAAACCTGCAAGCGCGGTCGGTCGAAAACATTGGAAAAGCGGTCGAAGCGATTGTGAGCGCGCGCGGCCTGGACATTGAAACCGAAAACCACACGCGGGAACAACTGGAATACCCGCGCATAACGGAGGTTCAACGCGATGAGCGGAAAACAGAAGCCGGCGAGTCGGCTGCCTAAGAATTGCAATGTCAGTTTCATGGAGCTGGCACTGCGGGCGGATATGGAACCGCGCGAGGGCGGTGGTTTCGCGACCTGGCAAAACGTGCTTCGTGCCGGAGTCTACGAAAAACAAGGGTTCTTCTTCACCCGCAAGTTTTCTCTGACGCCGGAAGTTTTGCAACAAATGGTCGATACCTTGGCGAAGGACAAGGAACGGCTTGGTCAGGATGCCGCGGAAATTCCGGTTGACTACAACCACGCGTTTGATTTTGGGGATCACAGCGTGGACGCGAACGCGGCCGCGGCATGGCTTCCCGAGTTGCGCGTTGACGGGGAATGGCTGCAAGCGTTGTTCGTCTGGACTCAGCCGGCGGTGGAGCGAATCAAGCTCCGGCTCTACAAACGATTGTCGGCCGTGTTTTCGATGAGCTGGGTTGATGAGGGCGGGATTGAACACAACGAACCGCGTTTGCATGCGGTGACGTTGACAAACCGGCCGTTCTTGCGTTTTCTTGGCGATGTTAGGTTGTCGGACGGCCCGCAGTACGCATTGACCAGCGGCGCCGAGTCGGTAATGCTGATGCTAAATTGCGAACCGGAGGAATCCACGATGCCGTTTACTGAAAAAGATTTCGTCGCCTTGCAGGATGCGAACAAGGATTTGACCGCAAAGGTCAGCGACTTGTGCGCGCGTCTCGACTCGTCCGAAAAAACCGCAAAAGAGCTGTCGGAAAAACTGTCGGCGAACGCTGACGCGACGAAGCGACTCGCGGAAATCGAGGAGGAAAAAGCGCAGCGCGAAGCGGTCGACGCCGCAAACGGTCTGTTTGAGGCGGGACAAATCACGAAAGCGCAAACCGGGATTTTCTCGAAGCTTTTTCGGACCGATCGGGCCGCGTTCGACGAATACGCGAAGACCGCAGAAAAGAAAGTCGCCCTGGGCGAGCGGTCGGGGAGCGACGGCGCGGGCGACGTAACGCCTGGAAGCACGGGATCGAAGACCGCTGATGAAGCGTATTTTGAGCTTTGCGAAAAAATCGTTAAGACAGAAAAGTGCAGCTTCGACGATGCCGCGGAGCGCGTCGCGGTATCGCACCCGGACGTTGCCGCGGCATACGCGAATTTTGCGAACAAATCGGAGTGATTCTGGCAGTCGTTTGACGGGCGCGAATCACGGGGATACAAAGAAATAACCCAACAGGAGGGTGAGAAAATGGGCAACGCTCTTTCGATGGCATACAAGGCGGGCGAGGATTTCTCGACGTTGACCGCCGGGACGGAATTTCGAGTCGTGAAGTTCGACGCCGCGACGCTTTCGGTTGTGAAATCGTCGGCCGCTGGCGATCTGCACAAGGGAATCATTCAGAACGTCCCCGAGTCCGGCGATCCGGCTGAGGTTGTTACGGCTGGATACGCGCACGGAACGGCGGGCGCTGCTTTCGCCGCTGCTGTGGAGCTGACCAGCGATGCGAACGGAAAGCTTGTCGCTGCGGTCGCAACGAATCGCGTGATCGCGTTCGCGGAACAGGCGGCGTCAGGAGACGGCGCGCTGGTGCAGGTACAGGTGGTTCCGGCTTACGTTAAGGCATGATTGACCCCGCCGGGGTTTTGGTAAGAGCTGCGGCCGTGGCTTTCAAAACCTAGTAGCGCGAGGGCAAAAAAACATGGGCTACAACCTGTCGAATTTCAAGCAGGACAAATTTTTGACTCAATTCTCGTTTCAGTACGGGACGCGACTCAAGAATTTTATTTGGAACAAGGTTTGCGCGGTGTCACAAGTCGGGAAATCCGAACAACGGTATCCGGTGGTGCTCCCGTCGGACCACCTGCACCCGGTCGACGAGCAAACGACCTACAACGATGAAATCAGCGCGCCGACGATGATTCGCACGTCGACGTCAAGCGACTCGTACAAGGCGATCCCCCGCCACCTGGCCGCTCCGATCAAACGCACGGAGCTTGAAGAATGGGAACAGCGGACCGGAATCGAACCGTTCAAAAAAGCGACTCGCGATCTTACGTATCAGTACCACCTGGGCAAAGAGCGCGACGCTTCGAATCTGTTGACGACCGCGGCGAACTACGCTGCCGGAAACAGCGAAACGCTTGCCGGCCCGGATCAGTGGAGCGACCCGAGTTCTGACCCGATCGCGAAAATCGACGCCGCGCGCGAGAAAATCCGTTCGCTCACGGGCATGTATCCGAATATGTGCTGGATGGGCGCGGCTACGCTGAACGTGCTGAAAAAGCACCCGGCGATTCTGGACCTGACAAAGTACACCGGCGCCGGTTTTCCGACGGCTGCTATCATCATGGGATTTTTCGACGTCCCGATGGTGTTCATCGGTCAAGCGATTTTCCGCAGCACGCCGCGCGGTGTCGCCGAGTCGTTCTCGGATTTCTGGGGCGACGATTTTGGACTCGGACTGCTTCCCGACGCCGAATTGCAGGACGAGGACGGGTTGACGGATATGGACGCGATCGCGACGGCGCGATTCTTCATTCATCGCCCGGCGACCATCAACCGCTACGCGGTGCCGATGCAGGAAGGGAGTCGGATTCTGAAAATCGATTACGCGGATGATCTCAAGGCCGTTACCGTCGACTCGACGGCGAACGGAAAGATTGTCGGTGGCTACGTTATCAAGGATACGGTGCTGTAACGGGCGAGCGGGGGGAGTTGGGGTCAAATGCTCGGC